GGCAACCCACTGCTCAAGAAAGCCAGAAAAAAGATCGAATGGACGGCCGAACAGGTCGAGGAATGGCTTAAATGTGCCGACGATCCTATTTACTTTGCTGAACGTTATATTAAAATCGTCCATGTTGACCACGGCCTGATTCCGATAAGACTTTATGACTACCAAAAAGAAATCATTAACAAACTCTCTAATAACCGTCGTGTCACGGTGGTTACTTCCCGCCAAGCTGGTAAGACTACTACGGCGGCTGCGGTTATATTACACTATATTCTCTTTAATGAACACAAGACCGTAGCACTTCTTGCCAACAAAGGCGATGCTGCTCGAGAAATCCTGGATCGTGTAAAGTTATCATACGAATCTCTTCCTGACTGGTTACAACAGGGTGTTGTTGAATGGAACAAAGGTTCGATTGAACTTGAGAATGGTTGTAAGGTTATTGCTGCTGCAACAAGTTCATCAGCTATTCGTGGTAAGTCGATCTCGCTATTGTACATCGATGAAGCTGCGTTCGTTGAGAACTGGGACGAATTCTTCGCCTCGGTTTTCCCAACCATTTCATCTGGTGAAACAACCAAGATTCTGTTCACATCCACTCCAAATGGTCTGAACCACTTCTACAAGACTTGTACCGGGGCCAAGGAAGGCACTAACGGATATCAGTATGTCGAGGTTCCTTGGCAGATGGTTCCTGGCCGTGATGAGGCATGGAAGCAAGAAACGCTTGGAGCCATGGACTTTGATTATGAAAAGTTTGCTCAGGAATTTGAGTGTGCATGGCTCGGTTCATCTGGTACACTAATCTCTGGCGCCGTTCTTAAGACACTGACTGCTCAACGTCCTCTGTCATCGACCGATGGTTTGACAACATACTTCCTCCCTGAGAAAGATCATCGTTATGTTATGACGTGTGACGTATCTCATGGTAAGGGACTTGACTATTCTGCATTCCAGGTAATTGATGTAACAACAATGCCATACAATCAGGTGTGCGTGTACAAGAGTAACGTGACTCCGCCTGCCGAATATACTCAGACTATCCATCAGACCTCTTTACAATATAATAATGCTGTAATACTTGTCGAAATTAATGATATCGGAATAACAGTTGCTGATGCATTATACATTGATTATGAGTCTGACAACCTAATATTTACTGAGAAGGCAGGACCAAAAGGTAAGAGAATCTCTGCCGGTTTTAATAAGAATGCTGAACGTGGTCTGAAACAGACAGCTGTGACAAAGACGATTGGTTGCTCGTTGCTTAAACTTCTTATTGAGCAATATCAACTGGTCATCAACGACCATGACACTATATACGAACTATCCAGATTCTCAAAGAAAAATGCTTCGTATGAAGCAGAACCGGGTGCACATGATGACCTTGTCATGGCATTGGTGTTGTTTGCATGGATGTCAAATCAGCAATATTTTAAAGACTTTACAGATATTAATACGCTTTTGAGATTAAGAAATAGAACAGATGAGGATCTTGACAATGAAATGTTCTCTTTCTTTATGGATAATGGAAGAGAATTAATTGATCCTAATACAGTTGAAGTCATTGATATGTCTCAACAGTGGAATCCAGAGTTCAAAGGTCTATTTGCGTAATCTGGTTAAATTATAAATAAAAGCAAAAGTACTGGTTAAACACCTTCGATTAAGGGAGATTACAATGGCGTTTCAAGTCAGCCCTGGAATTAACATTTCCGAGATTGATCTTACAACAACTATTCCGGCTTTAGCTACCACTGTTGGTGCTATGGGCGGTGTATTTCGTTGGGGTCCTGTCGGCAAGTTTATTCTTGTAGATTCAGAAAACATCCTGGCAGCCCGTTATGGTATGCCTACAAATAACAACTACGAAACATTTTATACTGCTGCTAACTTCCTTGCATATGGTAATGCTCTTTATGTAAGTCGTGCTGCTGTAACAACTGGTTTCTCAAACACCGTTTCAGCGGCTTCTGCAAACCTGAATAGCAATTCAACTGTTATTCTAACAGGCAATACCCACGGTGTTCAAGCTGGTCATGCAGTTGTTGGTGCAGGCATTCCTGATGGAACGTTTGTAACAACGGTAACTGCTAATACAACTGCTCTTGAAGTTGTTCTTAGTGCAAATGCTACATCATCGACTGATGCTCAACTTAACTTCTTTGCAAATACTCTTGCACTGAACGCAGTTGCTAATAGCGGTGTTATTGAATTTGCAGACTGCATTGTCAAGAATGCTGATGACTTCGAAGACAAGGGTCCAGCAAACGCAGCATTCACAAATACACAATTTGTAGCTCGTTATCCAGGTGATCTTGGTAACTCGCTTCGTGTTGCTGTTTGTGATTCTGCAAATCAATATGCACGTACGATTAACCCATTCAGCAATTCTAGTGTTGGTGGTGTAGCTTCTACATACCGTCTAGACCAACTTGCTGCAGCTGGTATCACAATCAACGTAAACTCTGCAGTTGCAAACGTCTTCCTTACATGGAATTCACTAGCTTCTACACTAACTTATGCTGAAACAAAGAATGCTGCAAACACTATTCTTCAGTCTCTCTCGGTTGGTGACTATATTGAACTTGGTAATACCACAACTGGTACTCAGACACTGAAGATTAAGTCGCTGCCGGCTGTCACTTCTGAAGATACTTCTACGCAAGCATATTTTGCGGTCACATTCGAAGATACTTGGAATCGTGCACAGAACTTCACAGGCAATACAATCTCACGTGACTGGGAATTCTATAACACAGTCTCAACTGCTCCAGGCACATCACGTTATCTTACAGATCGTAGTCTGACTGCGGTTGACCAAGTAAGTGTTGTAGTTATAGACGAAGATGGTAAGTTCTCAGGTACACCAGGAACCGTTCTTGAAGTTTACGAGAATCTATCACGTGCTACAGACGCTATCGGCGAAGATGGTACGACTGCTTTCTACAAGACAGTTATCAACGATAACTCACGTTATGTATGGGCAACAAACGATCGCGCAGAAGCTCCATCGGCTGCCGCTGCAAGTATTGCTAACTCAACTGCAACATTGCCATATTCCAAGTCTTTTGTTGCTGGTCGCGATGGCATAACAGAAAGCACCGCTACTGTTTCTGCTCTTGCTGCTGCATATGATCTCTTTGCAGATGCGGCAACTGTCGACGTATCCCTGATTATGACTGGTAAAGCGGTTGGCGGAACAAACGGCGAACAGCTTGCTAACTATCTGATCGACAATATTGCTGATACTCGTAAGGACTGTGTGGTATTCGTATCACCTCAGAAGGAAGATGTTGTTGGTGCTGCCGTTGAAGGTGCACAAGCAGCAAACATCGTAACATTCCGTCAGAGCCTACGTAACAGCTCGTATGCATTCATCGATTCTGGTTATAAGTACCAGTACGACAAGTACAACGACGTATATCGTTACGTTCCACTGAACGGTGATATTGCCGGTTTGACAGCACGTTCAGACAACCTTCGTGATCCTTGGTATTCGCCAGCTGGTTATAACCGTGGCCAAATCAAGAACCTTGTCAAGCTAGCTTATAGCCCAAGCAAGAAGGATTGTGATGTTCTATACAAGAATGATATCAACCCAGTAATCACACAACCAGGTCAAGGAACAGTTCTGTTCGGTGATAAAACGGCTCTTGGTCGTCCAAGCGCATTCGATCGTATCAACGTACGTCGTCTGTTCATCGTTCTAGAAAAGACCATTGCTACTGCAGCAAATCAAATGCTTTTCGAATTCAACGACGAATTCACAAGAGCACAGTTCCTGAACCTGATTGAACCATTCCTCCGTGATGTTCAAGGCCGTCGTGGTATCACTGATTTCCGTGTTGTTTGTGACGAAACAAACAATACACCTGAAATAATTGATACAAACCGCTTTGTTGGTGACATCTACATCAAGCCTGCTAAGAGCATCAACTTCATCCAGTTGAACTTCGTAGCTGTTCGCTCGGGTGTAGAGTTCAATGAAGTTGTTGGCCAGTTCTAATAAATAAAAGAAACTAGGAGGAAAAGCAAATGGCTTTTAATATTAATGAGATGAGAAGCCAACTGGTCTACGGTGGTGCTCGTCAGAATCTATTCCAGGTGCGTATCAACAATCCTGCGAATGCTTCTGCAGATCTCAAGACACCATTTATGGTTCAAGCTGCCCAGATTCCCGAGTCACAACTCGGTGTGATCCCTGTGTTCTACTTCGGTCGACAAATGAAGTTGGCCGGAGACAGAACATTCGGTGATTGGACAGTAACAATTATCAATGACGAAGATTTCTTGATTCGTAACGCAATGGAAGAGTGGTCCAACCGGATCAACCGTCTAGAGCGTAACGTTCGTGAAATCAATCGTTATAAGTCTAATGCTACTGTAATTCAGTACGCTAAAGACGGTTCACCTATCCGTGAATATAAGTTTGATGGGATCTTCCCAAGTGTAATCTCACCGATCGAGCTAGATTGGGCAAACACCGACCAGATTGAATCGTTCCAGGTCACATTTACATATGACTACTGGACAGTCAGCGGTGGAAGTACAGATAGAGCCGGTGGCGCCTAATAAGTAAGGGGTAACCATTCCCCTTATTTTTTTGTTATTTAAATTGGAGAACCCATGGCCGAATTATTTGGTTTTGAAATCAAGAGAAAAGTCGAACCATTAGACATTCCTTCGTTCACACCTAAAGCAGCCGATGATGGCGCGATGGTTGTGGCCGAAGGCGGTGTTTATGGTACATTTGTAGATCTTGACGGTGCAGTTCGTACAGAAGCAGAGTTAGTCAATAAGTATCGCGAAGTTGCAATGCATCCTGAGGTCGAAATGGCCATTGATGATATTGTCAACGAAGCTATTGTTGCTGATCCTAAGAAAGAGATTGTCAGCCTTAATCTAGACGATCTTGAACAACCTGATAAAATTAAGAAATTAATTCAAGAAGAGTTTGACAACATTGTTGACCTTCTAGAGTTCAATCAGCATGCATACGAGATTTTTAAGAAGTGGTATGTTGATGGTCGTCTAATCTATCATGCAATGATTGACGAAGCAAATCCCCGTGAAGGTATTAAAGAACTTCGTTACGTCGATCCACGTAAGATCCGTAAAGTTCGTACAGTTAAGAAAAGAAAAGTTGCAAAGGACTCTAACGTAACCGTTCCACAAACCGGTGAAGAGTTCTACATCTTTAATGAGAAGGGATTCTCGAAGACAGCAGGCGTTCCTAATAACGTTGCTCCCTTCCAGGATACCGGTGCACAAGGTCTAAAGATTGCTATTGACTCTATTGTCAACGTATCATCTGGTCTTGTCAATGTAAACGGTGACCTTGTTATTGGTTACCTACAAAAAGCAATCAAACCACTGAACATGCTGAAAGCGATGGAAGACTCATTAGTCATCTATCGTATCTCACGTGCTCCTGAACGTCGTATCTTCTACATCGATGTCGGCAACCTTCCTAAGCCGAAGGCTGAACAATATCTTCGTGACGTTATGACACGTTTCAAGAACAAGGTTGTATACGATTCATCGACTGGTGAGATCAGAGATGACCGCAAGCATATGACTATGCTCGAGGACTTTTGGTTGCCACGTCGTGAAGGTGGTAAAGGCACAGAAATCACTACCCTCCCGGGCGGGCAGAACCTTGGTCAGATGGATGACGTAACGTACTTCCAGAACAAACTATATAAAGCACTGAACGTTCCAATTGGTCGTATGGATCCATCTGCACAGTACAGCTTCGGTCGTGCTACAGAAATTACACGTGATGAAGTCAAGTTTGCTAAGTTCATCACACGTCTAAGAATGAGATTCTCGGATCTGTTCACACGTATCCTTGAAAAGCAACTGATCCTGAAGGGTATTATCACTTCAGAAGATTGGGCAGAATTCAAGACCAACTTCAAGTTTGAGTATGCCGAAGACAACCACTTCGCCGAACTGCGTAACACCGAGATCCTTCGCGATCGTGTTTCGATGCTTCGTGATGTGGATGACTATGCTGGCAAGTACTACTCACATGAATGGATCCGTCGCAATGTTCTTTATCAGACAGATGAAGACATGAAAGAAATCGACGAGCAGATTGTTGAAGAAAAAGACAACCCACAATACAACCAACCAGAAATTGGACCTGATGGTCAACCAATTCCTGGAACCGGTATGCAACCGGATGATGCAGGTACTCCACCTGTTCCACCGGCTGTAAAACCACCTAAGGATGCGGACTTTGGTCCTGCAGTACCTGATGTGGTGAAGAAACCGGCTTGATTATAAATAAAAAGAATACGGAGAAAAGTTATGCCAAATATTGACGATTTAATCAACACAGCACTAGAACAGCAACCAACTAAGTTTGCTTCGGTGTTCAACGACATCATGGGGCAAAAAGCTACTGAAGCACTTGATTCAATGCGTACAGGTGTAGCGCAGGGCATTTATGCTTCGGAAGAAGATTTAGAACCAGAAGATCAAGACAACGAAGATCTTGACGATGACATTGACGACGACGAGTTTGATGACGTTGATGATCTAGACCTGGACGACGATATAGAATTAGATGACCAAGATTTAGAAGGACTGGACGACGATGGCGAAGACGCTTAAGGATTTTCTAGAAGGTTACTTAAAAGTTAAGTCTGCCGATGAACAGAAGTTTATCGACAAGCACGTAACTGTAAAGAATCCTGATCGTAACGGCAACGGCGATGATGTCTTCAAAGGCAGCACCAAGGCTATTGACCGTCGTAAAGAACGCAAGGGCTACAATCCTGGTGAAGACGAAAAGGTCTACGAAGCTCTTAAGGGTAATCAGCACAAGATCGATGCCAATAAGAATGGCAAGGTTGATGCGCATGACTTCAAACTTCTTCGTAAGAAGAAGGGTGTTAAGGAAGAAGTTGAAGAGCTAGAAGAGCTTTCGACAGATACAAAAGATTCTTATGCTAAAAAAGCAGTAAAGCAACTACCTGGTCTTTCCAAGAAGAGCGGTGAAACTGCCGATGATGCGCGCAAGTATTACAATCGCAAGAATACCGTTCGTAAGATTGCTAACGAAGAAGTTGAGCTTGAAGAAAAGCTTGACATGAAGAAAGCTTCGATGGGAACCGTAGTAAAGGATTTCCAGAAGTCAGACGCTCCTCAGTTCAAAGGCAAGTCAGCAAAGAAGCGCCAGGTTATGGCGATTGCTGCTAAGTTGACAGCAGAACGTGGTGGCAAACCACTTCGCAAGGAAGAACGTCTGCAAAAGCAGCTGACTGA